GTATATATAGTGTTACAGATACAGATTTTGATTTAAGTCAGTTTGGATTATTTTTAGCAAACGATACACTGTTTATTACATTGCATGAAAATGATATGGTCAACAACATAGGGCGTAAACTTATGCCAGGTGATGTTATAGAACTTCCTCATCTAACAGATTACAGTGCATTAGATGAAAGTGTAGAACTAAGTCTTAAACGTTACTATGTAGTACAGGAAGGCACAAGACCTAGTGAAGGTTTTAGTCCTACTTGGTGGAGTCATTTATGGCGTATTAAATGTACGCCATTAGTAGATTCACAAGAATATAACGATATACTTAATGTTCTACAAAAAGACAAAGACGGAAACGAAACTACAAATACACTACGTGATTTACTTTCTACTTACAATAAAGAATTAGAAATTACAAATAAAGTTGTTGCTGCCGCCGAAGCAGAGGTTCCAGAAAGCGGATATAAGACTGATCAATATTATGTTGTGCCTACAGGACCTGATGGAACACCTTTAGAACCAAAAGGTGTGAATGCAGATGATACACAAATTAATGCAGACAATATTGATGCAAGTGCAGATGCTAGAAGAATTACACCACAGAATACAAACGCATATAGTGGTTACTTGGTAGGTGATGGACTTGCTCCTAATGGTGAAAATGTAACAATGGGCACAAGTTTTCCTAGTAACTCGCAAGAAGGCGATTTTGTTTTAAGATTAGACTTTTTACCAAATAGACTGTTTAGATATAATGGATCTCGATGGGTAAAAATAGAAGATGATGTACGTAGTAAACTTACTCCTGGTACAGGAAATACACAAAGAGACGGATTTATCAACAACACTGGCACATTTATTGCAGATGACAATACTGTACAAAACAGTAGACAATCATTAAGTGAAGCACTTAAACCTAGAGAAGATTAATGCCACAACAATTTTTCTATGATCAACAAATAAGAAGATTTTTATTACAGTTTATTCGTGCTTTCAGTAATTTTCAAGTTGAGTATGGTAAAGACAGAAATGGACTTACTACATTACAAACTGTACCTGTAAAGTATGGTGATGCAACACGTATGGTAAGTTCAATTGTAAGAGAGAATAGTGAAAATAAAATATTACCAACACCTATGATAAGTTGCTATATTACAGGTTTAGAGTATAATCCAGAGCGTAGACAGGATCCAACTTTTGTAGACAAAAAACATATACGTATGAGAAAGTTTGATGCTAATACTAATAGTTATACTACACAACAAGGAAACGCATTTACTATAGAAAGAATGATGCCTGTTCCTTACACCCTACAAATGAGTGTTGATATATGGACAAGTAACACAAATCAAAAACTACAATTATTGGAACAACTTCTTGTTCTTTTTAACCCTGCACTGGAAATACAAAGCACAGACAACTACTTGGATTGGACAAGTCTAAGTTATATAGAACTTACTGGTACACAGTTTACTAGTAGATCAATACCACAAGGTGTTGATGATCAAATAGATATTGCTACATTGCAATTCACAGTGCCAATATTTTTAAGTGCACCTGCAAAAGTTAAAAAACTAGGTGTCATTAATAAAATTGTTGCAAGTATATATGATGATAATGGTGGAATTGCAGACGGTGTAATTGACGGAGAAATACTGTTAGGCACAAGACAAAAGTTTACTCCTATGAATTTCGGTGTTATTGTATTAGGCAATACTGTACAGATACTAGATAGAAATGAAACAACAACGAATAAAGTAGAATACAGTCCATTAAACGATCCACCAGAAAAAATAGGCACAGATGATGTAAGTTGGGCAGCACTTATAAACCAATATGGTGAATTACAAAGTGGCATAAGTCAACTACGTTTAGAAACTGGAGGCACTGCTGAAATTGTTGGTACAATAGCATTTCATCCTAGTGATCCTCACAAACTATTATGGACAGTACAAAGTGATACTATACCAACAAACGACTTGCCTGCTATAACAAAAATAATAAATCCTCTTAAAAGTGGACCTGATGCAGGGTTAGCAACTGCAGCAACTGGCCAACGATATCTTATACTAAATGCGATTGGTAATAGTTCGAACACAGATGGCCCTGATGCTTGGGGAAGTTTGGTTGCAAGTGCAAACGATATTATAGAATATAATGGTACTGATTGGCAAATTGCTTTTGATAGTAGTGCTGAACAAGGCATACATTACGTAACTAATACTACTACGAATTTACAATATAAATGGACTGGTACAGAGTGGATTAAGTCTTATGAAGGCGAATATAAGGCAGGCGATTGGTCTATAGTATTATAATATCTGTATTACTTATTTTTACTCCAGCCACAATAGATGCAGGTGGTAAAATGTATCAGCCTAAAGGCGATAAAAAAATATACGGAAAAAAGAACGAATATTCACGTAATCAGAAACTCAATCAAGGAATAACAAAAAACCCCAAAATGGTTACTTGTATGCTCAAAAAAAGAATAAGAGCAAAGAACGGTGATGAAGTTTGTATATATCAAGGACAAAATAGAACTTATGAAATGGCAATAGAAAAGAATTGTCCTAGGAAATATAAGTGTCTGTATAATCCATATGGTGAAGAACCAAATATTTTTAGTGTGATCGATAGTTTAAATGAGTCAGTCAAATAAACAAATTAATCAAAGTGTAGGTGCACTTTTTTTAAGCAAAAAAACTAGTAGATACTTGTTTGTATTACGTAGTGGTGCAAGGTATGACAGCACTTGGGCATTTGTTGGTGGCAAAGTTGAAAAGAATGAAACTGAATTTACTGCACTACAACGTGAAATAGTAGAAGAAATAGGCTTTATGCCATTAGTGCTAAAAACAATTCCTGTTGAAAAGTTTACAAACAGTAAAAATAATTTTACATATACTACATATGTGTGTTTGATAGAAGAAGAATTTGTACCTAAGTTAAATGAAGAACATAAAGGTTATGCTTGGAGCAAACTAGATAGTTGGCCAAAGCCATTACATCCTGGCGTTTTTACAACATTTCAAGTAGATGAAATAATTAGTAAAATTAAAACAATAGAAGATACAATGTGTAACTTATAGGTTACCTTGCGATTGCACCTAAACTTGCTAAACTATAATACTGATTGTATGTTATTTCTTTTACATTTGGGCACCAGTTATATTCTTCCGGCATAAGTCCAGGATCTCTAGCAACATAAAAAAATTCTACATCATTATATGTTAAAAATATTTTTGTGCAATCAGATATAAATTTATTATTTGCACCATCTGTGTTCACTGCACAATAAGCATCGTGAGTATCAAAGTAAATGTTATCCTCAGGCATACTATATGTTGTCATTCCTATCATATATATTTTCTTATGTCCATCAGCACACGCTAATCTTAGTGCCAAACTTCCTGTATTTCCTGTGAACAATTGAGGATATAGATAAAAATGTCCTTCGTGTTCTATTATATTTTTCACATTACTGTAAACTATGTTGTTTTTTGTGTATTCAGTGAGTGCTATATCAGCACATATTTGTTTGTTAATACAAATTAAAAACGTTGGTGAAAAATCTTTATATAATAGGTTGCAACCATATGTCTGACCTACACTTTGAGCGCCATACTCGCCACCAGTTTGCCCTGTAAGTAAATTGAGATCAAATCCTTGTCTACTAGTGCTATTTCCTATTATATGAGCAATACCGTTATGTTTATCGTTGATAATAGTTTTTTCAACCCAAATCATACTATTTGGATCGTTCCTGTTTTTCCAACTTACATTATGAGATACTGTTTCGCCAGTGTAATCTGCGGTATAAAACCGACCCTGGGACATGTTAGATCTTACCTACAACAACTTCTATTACGTCTGCGCCAGCACCCGTTTTGTTTTCCAGTGCTTTACCAATAACGCTGCCTGCTGGAGGATTGCTCTCATCGTTCCATGCTTGTGCGTGTCCTGGTGTATCACTAGATACCATTAAATCACCTTTACGAATTTCACCAATAACTTTACATGGTACACGCCCTAATAAAGCAACTGTTACTCCTAGACCTTCACTATTCATTAGGTATGCAGGATCAGTACTTACAATACCAGCAATACGCTTATTATATTTTGTGTTACATTCTGTAACTTCTTCATCACCCCCAAAAACTAATACAGTTCCTGGATCATAATCTGCATCACTGGTATATTTTTCTGCCAAGTCAGCATAACGTGCTGCAGTACTAGTACCAGTTATAACACCAGCACTGAAATTTCCACTTCCATCTCTAGCAACAATAGTGCTAGCGGTATTTGCACTTGTGGCGTTACTTGTAATTGTAACACTGCCACTTGCACCACCACCTGAAAGTCCTGTGCCACTTACCGCAACGTTGGTAATATCACCAGTGTTTGTAGTGTAGCCAGCACCATTCGTCAATTGGTTATTGTTTGTTGGTATATCACTGGTAAGTGCAATAGTGCCAGTAGAGGTTGGTAGTGTTAGTGTTCCAGTATTACTGATAGTACTAATAACTGGACTAGTAAGTGTTTTGTTAGTAAGTGTTTGTGAACCAGTTAGCGTTGCAACTGTACTGTCAATAGACAAGGTATGTGCAACACCTTCGCCTGAGGTTGCACCACTTGAATCAATACCAGTACCTCCAGTAATTGTGGCAACATAGTTGCCTGTAGTATCTGTTCCAAGTGCAACACTATTTGCCGCAATAGTTGCAGCGATACTCACGTTACCACTACCATCAAATGATCCACTTGTTCCAGTAACATCACCTGTAAGACTAATTGTTCTACCAGTAGCAAGTGCAGTAGCACTGTCTGCATTTCCTGTAACATCACCTGTAAGGTTACCAACAAATGCACCTTGAGAAAGCGTAATACCTGCTGCAGCAAAAGTACTGTGTGTTGTGTTATCTACTGTAGCAACAATACTACCTGTGCCACTATCTGTAATTGTCCAGTTTGTATCG